CCCAGGCAACCCAGGAAGAACGCCAACACCACTTCAACCATGGGCTGGCACCGCTTCAGGTTCGTTGATGGCGGTCACGGCCTGGGACAGGGCGTCCTGGAATTGCGCTTCATCCAACCGGCGCCGGGGCGAAAACTTCGCCGCCACTTCCGCTGTGGACGGCACGTCAGGATGGGCGCCGGACAGGGCCGCCGCAATGATGGCGTAGCCCAGGCCGTCCAGGATCGAGTCCCAATGGTCATGGCCGGTCAGGGCCGCCCTGGCGTCCTTCAGGCTTTGCAGAACCACGGCCACGTCAAAGGCCGAAAACGTCCGCCCGTGTGAACGTAAAGACGCAATGGCCGCCGCCTTTTCAAACAGGGGCGCCACGTCGCCATAGACCTGGCCGCGTTCGTGAAGAACCCGCGACACGCTCAAAATGATTTCTTCCAGTTTCATTGATGCCTCCCGGCGGTCCGTTGGTGATGGCCTTGGTGGGTTGGACTAGGCCCACTGGCACAGAAAACAATGATCAGAGTTGGCCAACAATGTCCACGAAACGGCGGACAGAGTGAAGGACCGTTGTGTGGTCGCGCCCATAGAGTCGGCCAATGCGGGCCAGCGAAAAGGCCAGTTCCTTGTTGAGACGGTAAAACAGTTCTGAACGCGCCGCGACAACCTTGGCCTGTCTAGTGGTGCTGGCGAATTCCGAAGCCGCCACGCCATGCTTCTGGGCCACGTCCATTTCAATCTGGCGGCGCCGGTCGCGGGGCGTTGGGATGTGTGGGACAACACGTTTCACCGGCGCGGGCCGCACGGGTTCGGCTGGCGGTGCGGCCTGTAGGAACCGGCGGCGGATTTCCATGGCGCGGATTTGCAGGGGGTGAAGGTGCCTGGTCATGCCGTCACCTTCACGCTGAACTGTTCAGTGTCGCCATGAATAAAGGGCCAACGTTCAACGCAATAGGTCAGTGTATGGTCAACCAGGCGCCGCAACCGGCACGCATGGTCAGGCAACGCGTCGCGCAGAACAATCAATAGGCCCATGGCCACGTTGGCTTCCGACTCCGTAATGCTATCAGAAACAAGGTCACGGCGGATGTGACACACAACTGTGAACGTTTGGGACAAATTTAAGTCATAACAGTGCAATGTTTCCTCCCGTGGTTTGATTTTATTCTCTTGCCTAAATCTCATCCGCTTTCAACCCCATTCAACACCTTAAAATGTTGCATGGGGACCAAGAATGGGTGATAGTCGTTGGCGTCATAGTTGGGTTGATTTGGAGACAGACCGCCAATGCCAGCCACCGCGCCCGATAGGGACAAGGAACACCTGGCCGCCACCATCCGGCGGATTTGCAGGGAAAGGGGTTGGACCCAGGCCGATTTTGCCCGACATGCCCAAATAGGACCGGACGTTGTGTCTGTGTGGGTGAACCGCCGTTCAATGGCGGCCTTGCCCACACTGAAACGGGTGGCGTCCAACCTGGGCATGTCGGCGGATGAATTCCTGGCGCCCGAAGAACCGGCACAGATAGTCACCGCGCCCGCGCCGACTCCCGCGCCGGTCAAGTCGGACAACGCGGTCCGCCTGGAAATGGACCCTTCACGCCCGGCCTTCGCCAGGATTGAAATTCGGGCTTCCATTCCTTCGGATGCCGCGTTGCGGATCATTCAAATCCTCAACGAGTCCACCGGCCAACGGGGCACTTGAACCAGGACACGATGGCCTTGGTTCTGACGAAACACCCGCAACGCGAACACCGCATGACCCCATAGTCTTTTCGGACGTGGGGACATGCGGCACACGCCTTGATGCGTTCCAGGAAGATGTCCTGGGGCGTTGTCATGCGGCGGCCAGGGCGCGGTGATACAGGTGGCGCCGTTCTTCCAGGCCAATGGTGCCGCCGTTGATGCGTTTGGTCATGCCAACGATGTCCTGGGCGTCGGCAAACTTGTTCAACCCGTTCTTCCACCAGAACCAGGCCGCCGATAGGGCCGCCAGTTCAGGTTCCGCCACCAGGTCAGGGTCTTCCACCACATCCACATCAATGTCCGCCGCCAGGGCGGAGTAGTTGGACCGGCCCGTCAACTGGATCAGGCCGCGCCCGCGATAGCGCCAACCGTCGCCACTGTCTTCGTCGCCATTGCCCATCCGCGATGAATAGACGCGGTTTGCAATCTTCTCAGGCTGGCGGTGGTAGTCATTCGCGTCAACGTCGCGGAAGTATTTTGGGAACACGCGCCGCAACCCGTCCGCTGAATAGTTCAGGTTTTCGGTGGTGCGGGCGAAATGGGCGCTTTCATGGGCGCATTGCGCCAGGAAACCCGCCACGCGTTCAGGCGTGTTGATTTCAAAACGCTCCATGGCGGCGTTGATGGGTTCAACCCACTTTTCCGCTTCACTGGATTTGCAGAGTCCGGCTTCAACTAGATATTCGACATTGATCAACATTGGCCACCTCACTTTTCCTTGCTGATAGCACCCGCCGCCACCGTCAAGATGTCGCGGATGTAGTCCAGGTTTTCTGGTTTGACTTTCCAGCCCAGGGTGATTTGCCCGATGAACTGGTTGATTTCCGGCGGAACCGAAACGCGGCATGTGTAGGTGATGCCCTTGGCCATATACCAAAGGCCAATTTCTGATTGCGGGCGCCGATAGTCGCCACACGGAATTTCAGACGCCAGGAGTGCCACCACGTCCTGGTTGTTGGCTTGGTTCGACGTGAACAGGCCAACGTCAACGCCTTCAACCTTTGCTTCCCGCCCGCCTTCGCGTTGGTAGGCCCGTTCCACCACTCGCTTGTTCAGTATGGGGTCAACTTTGAAGATGACTAAAATGTCCGCCTTTGTTTCACGCATGGCGATGGCGGCCACGTCATCGAAACGCGACGAGTTCAGTTTCGGGAGTTCAAGTTGTTTGTGATAGACGGCCAAAATCATTTGGTAGTTTGAATGAAAAAAGAAACCGGAATAGCCCAACACTGCCAGCAAGGTGACAACAAACAACTTGAAGGGACTGTCCACGAACTCCAGGAGTCGGAACAGAATGTTGGCGTAATCGGTGGGGCCTTGGACCTTCGGTGGCGATGCCGGTGGTGCCTTCGGCGGTGGTGGTGGTGCCTTTGGTTCGTCCATCATTGGCCAACAATGCCCACATGAACAGGCCAACGATCATCAGGGCAAGACTCACGCGCCAGGGCCGTCTTGCCCTTGATGACGCAACCACACTTCCCACACCGGAAGATGAGTCCTTTCTTCAGGTGCGGACACGCCAGGCATATTTCCACGCGTGCCTTCCGCACGTCTTCCGGCGCAATCATTCAACCCTCCCGCGACAATCGCCCGTATTGTCAACAAAACGAACCCGCCCAATGCCGCTGATATAGGGGCCGGGTTCACCACCAGACCCACCACCGGCGCCGCCGCCATTGTTGCCGCCGCCACCTGGTTGGCCGTTTTCGCCACGGGCTCCATAGGCGCCGCCATAGCCGCCGCGCCCGCCCCAACCCGCGTTTGTGTTCGGGGGGAAACCGTCCTGGCGCCCCAGGTTCGGGTCACCGTTGTTCCAACCCACGCCCCACCCACCGGCACCACCGGCGCCGCCGTTGGTGTAGATGGTGTCCACGCGTGTTTCGTTGCGTCGGCAGTCATAACAAACGATGATGTAACGCGGCGCAAAGCCGCCATTTGTGTCCGCCATCAATAACAACTCCCCGCGCACCAGGCGCTCCCGCCGAATGGTGTTGTGCAAGACACTGTGCAAGCCGCACTGCCGAAGGCGCTTGTGGATGCGCCCGTTCCGGCGCCCAGTTGGACTTCCACCGTGTAGGTGTTTTGGTAATAGCCGCCGCCGCCCGCGCCGCCATATCCACCGGCGCCGCCACCCGCCCAAATCCGCCCGAAGTTTTCAATGACCGTCTCAAACCCATCGTGATGGGCCGCAATGCAACCTGAACCCCAACCGCCGTTTGGCCGCCCGCCCGCGCCGTAGATTTCGCCACGGTTTTCGATGGTCACCGTCGAACCCGCCGGAAAGGCGCCGACATAAAGGGCGTGGCGGTCAGGCGTGCTGGCGGCGATGCGCCCGCGAACGATGAAACGGAAGCGGACTGGCGTTGTGCCTGGGTCAAACCAGGTGGAATTGAACACGGACCGAAGGTCACCAGGGTCCACCCAGTCGCCCGTCTGTTCATAGACAAACTCACGAACGGCGCCACGGAACTGGGCAATCCCAATCGGCGCCGAACTGGGGATGTTTCCCCAGGCGTTGGACGGCACATGGGCACCGCCGCGAGTATACTCTGTAAGGCCATGGGGCAACGTGCCGGAAAATTCCGCCACGATGTCATTCAAACCGATGGCACCTGTGGGAATTTGCCTGGCGTCGGCCTTGTCGGTCATGCCTTGGCGTCCTTCAACTGGGCTTCCAGGCTTTCAATGCGTTCGTTCAGGACGCGGATGGCCTCGATGAAATAGCCGCCCAGGCCGCCATAGTTCACGCCCTTGATGCCGTCCGTTTCGGTGACTAGTTCAGGCGCCACTTTTTCAATGTCCTGGGCGATGACGCCCGCGCCAGGGATGGCCGTGTCCTTCCTGGTGAAGAACACGCCCGCCATCGCCAAGACGCGTTCCAGGGCGTCAGGGATGGCGCGGATGTTTTCCTTCACGCGCCGGTCCGATGTGGTCACCCAGTCGCCCGTTGCCGTCGCAACGCCCGTTTGCATGTTGAAGACGAAAGGCGATCCGATGACTCCACGATCCAGGCCCGCGTCCTTCATGGCCTGGGTGATGAACGCCAGGCGGAATTCATTGACGGTCTCAAGACTGGTGCCCATGCCGTGCAACCACACTTCGTTGCCGGTGGCGGTGTTCTGCAACTTCACGCCTGACCAACCGTTCGGGTCTTTCACGATGACTTCGCCGGTGATTTCTCCACCTGACTTTGGATAGAAACCACCCGCGTCCGCGTCGAACAATTCAATCCAGGCGCTGTTGGCCTGGTCGCGCAACTTCACAAACCCGTTCACGCCGTAGGACGTGTCCAACCACAACTGGCCAGGGTATGGAGTCGCCGGTTCAACCGGCCCACTGTTGTTGGTGGCAATCGCCAACAGGTGGACGTTAATGTCACGCCGCACGGACGCGCCGGTGCCGTTGTCAACCACATAATCGCTTTGGGGCATCGTGTTCCTCCGTCAATAGCCGCTTGCCATCCAATCGAACTGGCGCGGGTTTGCTGGCGTGCCGTCCGCTTGGAAGAATTCAATGTCAAAACCTTCGGGCGTCTTGTTGGTGATTTTCCAGTTGTCGCCAGGTTGAGCCTCTTCCAGGGTCACGCTGATTGATGGCGCAAAGTAAAACACCTCGTTGAACGTCACAGTTTTCTTTTCGCCCGTGTAGCTCAAGTCCGAACCACTGTCATGGCGTCGGCGCAATTCAGCGATGACGGCCAGTTCTTCCACACCAATGTTGGAAGCGGGTGGAGCCGAAAGTTCAACCATGAACTCAAAGCCGCGCCCGATATATTCACCCGCAACGAACCGGGACCATTCTTTCCAAACCGCTTCAGACGATGCGGGGTCATCGTCGGTGGTGCGGATATAGACATTCACCAATCCGGCGGAACCCGCCGCCACGTCATCCCAGTCTTGCCAGTCATCAACAAGACCTGGCCGCGTATCAATCCACGCGTCACCTTCCTGCCAAGGGAAGGCCAACACGTCCACGGCAAAGCGGGCCTGATATTTCTTTTTGATGTCGATTTTGTTGGCGAAATAATACCGGCCACTATGCCATTCTTGCGCGACAACACGCCCGCCAGGCGCCGCGCCGCCGGAAATGATGAGCCACCTGTTGTCAGAATATATTTCCGTATTGTCGAACGTTCCCAACCAGTCGGGACTTTCCGCAATGCGAATAAAACCCCTATAGCGCGAGTCCACATATTCCGAAATGATCATGGCGCCGCCACAGTCAGAATATATTCCCGAACTGTCACGCGCCTTGATGAGATAGGTGCCGGAGCGGTAGGGCATTTCGACGGACGTTGCCGAACCAGGGATTGCCTGAAGGGCCGGAACCGCCGTTTCCCAGGCCGTATATCCGTCTTGTCGGGGCGAATAGCGAACTTCAAACGTGCCACCCACCTTCACGTCCAGGTCAGGCGTCCTTTCCCAGGTGAAGTGGGCCAGGCCATCCGAAACCTGAATGGAAAAGTTCGTGGGGCAAGACGGCGGCGCCAGGCGGCCAATCACAGAATGGACCAACGTTCCAGGCTTGCCCTTGCGGCCAATGGAATTGATGGCGCGAATTGAAATTTCATGGCGCCCTTCACGCGTGGAAATGGTCAGTGACGTGTCAGGCGTTTCAATCACTTCCAGGGCGCCGCCTTCACGGCGGACTCCAACTTCAAAACGCTGTGCCGTGCTTTGCCATGAAATTGTAATGCGGACACCAACCAGGACTGGTGACAACAGATAAAGTTCTTCCTGGACTTTGATGTCTTTGGGCGCGGGCGGATAAACCTCAATCGCGCTGTAGTCCAGTTCAGGAAGGGGGACGCCATATTCAACCCAGGCATATTTGCCAGGGTTGTGCCGAACCGCCGTGATTTCATAGATGGGGCCAGGTTCTTCACGGACTGTGATGACGCGCCACGTTGTTGGGTGCAAATCATCCGCCGTCAAAACCCACACAGAGTCCGTGACTGGCGCCAATGAAAAGGGTTGTGACACAATCACCTGTTGCGTTTCACCGCCGATGACGGCCACAGGCCTGGTTTCAACACGCCCTTCTCCAACGACACAGGACAACCAATAGGAACGGTTTGGGTCAAAGTTGACAGGGTGGTCAATGTTGATCACGGCCTGTGTCGCGTTCATCACGCGCCCGCCCATGCGGTCACCGCTGATTGTGCGGTCCGCAATTTCCACCACGTCGCCAGGACGCGCCCAGGCCGATGCCACGCCCGCTTTGAACGTGACAACTTCACTTTCCATTTGTTCGGTGAACAACGCCCACCGACCAATCCGGTGGGCCTGACTTTCGGACGTGCAACCCACGCCGATGATGTCGGTTTTTTGCACACCAAAACGCGCCACCGCTTCGGGGTCATCCACATAGGCAACGCGGCGTTCGCCCAGGTTGGTGGGGTCATTCCAGGACACCAGGGCAACACTGTGCCTGGCGCGGATGTCTGACCCTTGATAGGTGAACAGGCCATCAATCACGTTGGCGTTCGTGTAGAGTCCCACTGGGTCTTTCGGCATGTCGGCCACGGCAACCAACGAACCGCCCGCCCAATAAGAAAAGCCGCGAAACATAGACGCGATGGACTGCAACAGGTCAAAGGCTTCCTGTTGCGATGAAATAACCACATTGCAAGTCCAACGCGGTTCAAGTCCGCCACGCCCATCTGGGACCAGTTCGTCACAATATCGGGCGATTTCATACAGGGACCACTTGTCAACCTGGTGTTCGGCAATGAACTCGCCCAGGCCGTAACGCGGATTTAGAACCAGGTCATAGAAAACCCACGCGGGGTTGTTGGTCCACTGGAACTTGAACGTTCCGTCCCACACGCCGCTGTAGGTCCGTTGGATGGGGTCATAGTTTGTGGGGATGCGGACCAGGAGTCCGCGCACGTCATAGACACGCTTTGGGATTGAACTGAACTGTTCCGCGTCAATCGTCACGCCAACCAGGGCGGAGTTCGGATAATACAAACGCGTTTCGATGATTTCCGTCATCGAGTCCCAATACAGGTCATTTTGAAGTTCCTGGACCTGGGAGTCTTCGGTCAGGCGTGTGAGGCGAACGTCCCACGGCCCTGTGCCAGGAAGGCGGAAGACCAGGGAACGCTGATAGCGGGAGTTTGTTTTGCCGGTGATGTAATGGTCCGTTATAACCTGGAAGCCGCCACCATTCGCCTGGACTTCAACAAGGAACACCACCTGGGCGCCGGTCACGTCGCCGTTGGTCTTGTCGGTCCTTGACAGGGACGGCACCGACACGGTGACGCGGCACTGGTCCACTTCATTGTTCGTGATGGTGCGGACCACGGGTTGGTTGTGCCGCAACCGAACACTGACGGCGGACTCCGCTTCGGCATTGCTGAAGTGGGGAAGGCGGGGTTGGTGTTGGTAGCCATTCACCCAGGTGATTTGGGCGTCACGGACGTTGTAGGTGCCATCGTCATTCTGGACTTGCGAACCGTCAAAGAAAATGCCCTGGGCGCCACCCACCAGGCCGTCAATCGGGCCTTCGCCCAATAGGTCAACAACCTTGGCGTATTGCCTGGAACGCAACGTGTTGGGGGCTTCAACGCCAGGACGGGCCGCGCCACCGCCGCCCTTTTTCTTGCCGCCGCCATGACCCGCAATAGTCAGTTCGTTGGTCATGCCGGGACCACCCTTTGCCCTGCCACTTTCATCGTGTCCATTGTTGGGATCACGCCGAAATAATACTGATCACTTGTTGAAAGGCCAGCCGAAACGACAACAGAACCCACGAAACAACGCCCATATACTAGGGGGACGGCGGCGCCCTGTTCTGTGACGTTTTCAGGTCCGCTGAACATGTAGTTTTCGTCCCTGGCGCTTTCCTGGGCTTCGTTGGTTGGTTTCTTTGGCTTAGGCGACAACAACATGGACACGCCAACCATCAACGCCGTGATGATGATGCCGCCGATGATCTGGGACGCCACGGCACCCACACCAATGGACGCGCCAACCGCAATGAACACAGGCGCCAGGAAGGCCGCGCCTTCAATGTTAGGAACCAGGTGGACTTCCTTTGACAACGGCACGGTAGCGGCCAGTTCGCCGGTCACAACGTCACCATCCGCAATGACAAAGTATTCCGCCGACTCAAAGAACGCCCGGCGAAAACCTGGATAGTTTGCGGACAGGGCGGCCACCGCTTCGCCAGGCGTCTTGATGTCGAACGCGTGAAGTCCGCCGAACTTGTCCGCCAGGGGGCCGTGAAGGTGAACGTTGATCATGCCAAGGACTCGTGGCGAAGGTGAAGGACCGTGGAACGCTGATAGAAGCCGCCATAGACTTCGCGGACTGACTTTCGGCCCATCAAGTGGTGAAGGATAGCGTCAGGCTCCATGAAGATGGCGCAATGATTAGGAACGGGCGCGTGGATTTGCATGATCAGAACGTCAAGGTGTTTGGGTTTTTCGTCAACACGGAAGAACCCGGCGGCCTGGAAGTTTTCTGTGATGATGTCCTGGCCGCTTTCCCACCACATCCAGTCACGCGTGAAGTCCGGCACGTCAACATTGGCCATGGACTTGTAGGCGTCACGCAATAGGCCGTAGCAGTCCTGGGAACCCCAACCCCATTCACGCCCAACCAGGGGCGCCATCCATCCGCTTGGTTCGATGATGCGCCTGGCGCCGGTGGGCCAGGACACAATCACCCAGGGCAATCCAAGTTTTTCGCACATGGCACGGTCCGCTTCAGACGCAATCGGCGGAAGGAAGACGTGGGAATGAACAATAGCGATGATCTTTGCAGTCCTGGACACCTGGGCGAAGGCGTGCCGGTCCATGACGAACGTGTCCACGTCCGTGGCGCGGTTCGGAATTTGTATGAACCCACCGCCTTCAACGATGACGCCGCACATTTCGCGGGGCTGTGCTTCGCCAGCCGCGTCCATAATGTCTTCCAGGGTTTCGTCAGACAGTTCAATCATCCGCGCACCAGAACCGACGCAGGGAAGGCCCCATAGGGAAGTTCCCCATATTCACCGAAGCGGACACGGCACGCCGCCATGGTCTTGCGGCATTGATCCTTTGCGGGGTCGTTGGTGGGGTTGCCGTTCACGTCCTGGACCGGCGGCCCGGCATAGGAACACTCCGCCGAACGGTAGCGCCAAGGGCAAACGGACGCCAACACCTGGCGCCTGGGCAACATGATGCCTTCCACGTCGAACGCCGCCGCCAGTTCCACTTCCACGAACACGGGGTTTTCGGAAGTCTTCCTGGCGACGAAATAAACCTCGTCGGGGAAATGGGCGTTGGGGTCCGCCGATGGGTTGCCTTCGGGGAAGTTCACCGCGTCAAGGTATTTGGCCAGAGTCCGCTTGCGGATCACCTTGGCCTTCAACCCGTCACGAATGGCGCGAAGGTATGCGCCCAGTTCGCCGCCAAGGTTGGCGCCGCGTAGCCTGGGCCGTGGCAACTTTCCCGTGGACGGGATTTCAAAGCCTTCCGCCTCAATGGGCATGGGTTCGTAACGGACGCCCTGCCAATAGACAGGCTCACCCTGGAATGTGGTTCCCGCGTGCCAATGCAACAGGTCATCCTGGTTGCCAGTGATGGCCGTGGCGTCGAACACAAACAGGTCCAGGATGGTCAGGGGTTGAAGGCCCTGAACGTCGCCACGAACTGTCATTGCGCGATGCCCTTGGCCGCCAGGACTTTTTCAATGATGCCGGTCAGGTAGGCTTCCTGGGCCGCTTCCAGTTCGGCGGAGTCTGGCGTGGGTGCCGGTTCAGTCGGCGCGGGCGGCGCCACTTCAATGGCGCGTTCCTTGCCCACCAGGGAATTCACCAGGTCATCCGTGGCCTGGTGCGGTTCGGCACGGGCCGACACCACTTCATAGCGGGGAAGAAAGTTCCGAACCCACGCCTCGAATTGTTCAATAGTGACCGGCAATGGGGCTTGCATTTGCGCCACCATGAAACGGCCCGTGTTGTCAAAGGACAGATGAACCTGAAGGAGTTCAGGGTCATATTTCAGAATTGTGTATTTGAACGATGCCATGGTGGCCTCCTGTTAGCCTTCCAAACCTTTTATGTCGCCTTCATTGGTCACGCCAACGTTGGCGCCACCTTTCAACATCCAATAGCCTGGGGCGCCACCGGCGGCGCCACCGGCACCGGCGCCGTTGTTTCCCGCCGCGCCTGTTTCACCCGTGCCTCCCGTTGTGCCCCAGGCGCCGCCATAGCCACCGGCGCCACCGGCGCCCGCGTATGATCCACCGGCGGCGCCACCGGTCCGGCCATTGGCGGTGTCACCATTGTTCCATCCGATGCCATAGGCACCCTGTCCGCCGCCGCCGCCGCTAGAATACTGCCATGTGTAGACGGGATCGCATTGCGTGCGAGGGCGCACGCACATGGGGCAAATCAACCCGTCATTGTACGGGTCTGCGGGGTTGGCGTACTGTATCGGCCCAGAACAAAGTGTGCCGCCGTATTGTGCCGAACACACAGCAACGCGGCAATCATACGATTCAAGCCCTTGGGCAAGACATGGTTGGGGCCAATACGCCGAAGAAGGCAAATGATGCGCGCCGCCAACATTGTCATAGACCGTATAACAGTTGTCGCTCGTATGAGCCTGCCACGCACCGCCGCCGCCAGCGCCACCCACGCCGCCGCCGCCGCCGCCGGAATAGATTAGGCCGCCAGCCCTGTTGATGATGTCCACGCGGGTGGTGCCGCCAGGGCTTCCGGTGTCACAGCGGATGCAATGCCCGCCCTGGCCGGAATTGATGTTGCCCGCCTGGCCCAGGATGTGGCCGAAGTTCTCCACCGTGATGGTTGAACCTTCGGGGAAGTTCTGTTGGCCGATGACCAACGCCCAGTCCGTTCCCAGGAGTCGGCCACGGTTCACGAACGTGGCCAGGACCGGCGCGGAAGGTGTGCCAAACCTGGCGACATATTCCGCCCAAAGGTCATACCGCTGAACGTCAACACCGGTGGCGTTTTCCCACACCTGGGCGTTGGACTTGCCCAGGAAGCCCGACCAGTTGATGGGACCGGCACCAGGGAGTCCGTTCTTGCCCACGAACGCGGACAGGGGCACCGGTGCCGCGATGCCATACTCACCCGCCATTTGGGAAAGGGTCAGGGGGCCAGTGGATGGAAGGGTCATCCGGTCAGTCCTGTGATTTCGCCAGTGACGGTCAAGGTGCCGGTGATTGTGTTGTCCCCCGTGGTGTTGACCTTGCCCGCCAGGGCCTCTTCCAGGGCCGTGCAACGTGCCTCCAGGGCTTCCACACGCGCCGTCAGGTCAACGCCAGTGGCGGGCGTCTTTGGCACCCACAGGCCGCCTTCCGCGTCGAACGTCAGGACTTCGTTTCCCGTGGGCGGTGTGGTGGTCAGGTCAACGTCAGACAGTTCTTCCAACGTTGTGGCGCCGCCACCCGCCGCCACGATGTCATCCACGCGTTGGGACAGGGCGTCCAGTTGGCGTTTGGGGATCACCTCTAGGTCATCCGTGGCGTCCTGGGACACCATAAGGCGGGACTTCACTTCCACCGCGCCGGTGCTTTGGATCACCAGTCGGTCAATGTCATTGGTGCGGAACGTGATTTTTCGTTCACCCAGGGCCGCAACGTAAAAATCACCGCCGACGAACAGGCCGCCGTAGGTGTAAGTTGCGTCCGCAAAGAACTGGACGGTGACGGCGCCCGATGTCACAGACAGTGTGGTCACGCCTTCGGGCTTCACGGCGCTGATACCAGGCGCCGTCAGTGGCCCTGTCATGTCGCCGCCAGTAATAGGAAGGAAGGCGCCCGTGGCACCTTCCAGGGCTTCCTGGAGTCCTTCCACTTCACCGATGGTGTGGTTGTGTTCGGCCTTTGCCGCGCCGATGGACGCGGGCGTGGCGGACATCACGCCCGTCATGGCGTCAACCATGACAGACTTTGAAGACTTCACGCCGCCCAGGGTGACGTCTGTGGCGATGGGCAAGGCATAGTCCGGTGCATTGGTCGGTGACGCGTGGGAATAAACACGCCGAAGGTCAACGGTCAGTGTGCCCAGGAGGCTTTCACCGGCGGACTTGTTGGCCCATTCAACCAACCACCCGTCACAATAAACTTCAATCGTTCCCTGTGTGTCGCGTTCATAGAACTGGAACGAGTTGGCGCCCACCGCCTTCAGGAACCTGTCCATGGCCAGGATTGTGTCCTTTGGCCGGTTTGAAAACTTCACGGACCATTTTTCGTCCAGGGCATTGATGCCATCCAGGACGCGTTCCTCGTAGCCATCACCGAACTTGGCCGTGCGAAGGCGCCACTTTTCTTCACGGGATGCCGGGATGTCGGGGCACCAGCCGTCTTTTGTAAAATCGTTCGCCATCACCGCGCTCCTGCCAACAAGCCGCCAGGGCGGCGCTCATCCACCAGGACGGCCACCACTGATTGCCGAATTTTCTTTGCGAGTTCCCGCGCCTGTTCCTGGTCGGCCTTTTCACTGCCGCCGCGCGAGTCAATGTTGATGGTCATGTCGCCCAGGTTCACCGAACCCTGGGACTCCTGGTTCTTGTTGCCCGTGACGGCGGACAGTGGCGACACGAGGCCCATCGTTTGCCCGGTCACCGATGCCGCGTCACGCGCGGCGAACGTAGGCATGGAAACAGGCGCCGCAAAACCAACAACACTGGCCGATGCCCCAGTTGGGAACATGAAGTCCATCAACGGTTTCATCACCAACAGGCGGAAGAACATCTTGGCCAGGTCGGTGATCAATGCCTTCAGGACTTGGCCAAAGTCTTTCCCGTTTGCGATGGCGTCAATGAAGGCATCGCCAACACGCGAACCAAACGCCACAATGGAACGGTTCAGTTCATCGAACTGGTCGGACAAACCCTTGCCGCTTTGTAGGGTCTGCTCTTTGATCTTTGCGACTACATCCGCGTATTCATAGCCCTTCAGCAACCCGGCGGCCCACGCCTGGTTCAGCTTTTCAATCTCGCGGTTATAAACCCGCATAGGGTCAACCGCGTCCAGGATGCGTTGGGACCACTGCAACAGTTCGTCCACGCCGCCGCCGCCGCCCTTGGAAACCTTTTCGCGGTCACCAAAAAGTTGGCGAGTCTTTTCGCGTAGTTCATCTGTGGCCTGACCGGTTTGGTTCAGGGCGGTGGTGTATTTCTTCTCGCCCACCGCGAACTTGTCCGCCATGGCGGTGTAGGCGTTGGCGCCGTCCGCGATGGCCTTGTCCGGTGCCCTGAACGCCTGGTCAAACGCCGCTTCCGTTGTGCGGCCAACTTCGGCGGCCTTGTTGCCGAACTCCGTCATCTGACGGCCCGCGCCTTCAAAGTCACCGCGTAGGCCCTTGGCCACGGCACTGCCCAGGGCAGATAGGGCTTCGCCGCCCTTGGAAACCGCGTCAATCATCTTGCCGATGGAGCCGATGACGGACGCAATCATGGACATGAACGCCGCCAGGGCGCCCACCGCGATGGCCACGCCCTGTTTGATCAGTTCAAAACCGGCGGACGAATTTTTCAGTTCGGCGCCAACGTCCGTCAACACCGGCATCAAAGAGTCAAGGGCCGCCGTGAAACCGTCCTTAATGGAGTCGCCCGCGCTCTTGATGGCGTCCGCCAAACTCTTCCACATGTCCGCCGTGCCCGATGCGTCGGCGGCGGCCTGTTTAAGGTTGCCGCTTCCAACGGACAGGGCTTCGCTGACTTCACGGGCGGACTTGCCAAACAATTCCTGGGCGATGCGGGCCTTGTCCATGCCTTCAGGAAGTTTGGTCCAGGCGTCGGACAGGTCATAGAGTATCTGTTCAACAGGACGCGCCTTGCCCGCCTGGTCCAGTAGGGACACGCCCAACATGTCCAAGGCGTCACGGGCCTTGGATGACTTGTTGAAATAGGCGTCCTGGATCACGTCGCCCACGGCCTTGATGGCGGACGTGGCCTGGTTGGAATTCAGGCCGACGCGTTCCAACGCCCGTTCCAAAACGGCAATGCCCTGTTCACCCTGGCCCAGGGAAAAGGCCACATCACGCAACTCTTCAAACTGTTGGGTAATGTTGCGGACCAAAGGGCCAATGGCGCGAAGGGCCGCCATGGCCGCACCAGCCGCCAGGCCGCCCGCAAAGGCGGCGCCGACACCGACCACCGAACTGGTCAAACCTTCAATGCTGACCTGGGCCTGTTTGACGTTCGCGCTGAACTGGCCAGTTTCAAGGGTCAGGTCAACCTGTAGATTTCCAATGGCCATTTAGCCGCCTCCGTTGTTGGCGCGGTCAACCTTCCGGCGCAACACATCAATGGCCGCCTGAATGGCCTTGGCGCCCGCCACGGTGATGGCGGGGCGCATGAAAGGTTTGGGAACGTTGTTGACTGAACCGAACTCCAGCCAATGCCAGTGTGGGGCGCGTGGCCACTTGCCCGCCGTGCGGACGTAGACCACGCCTTTGTTCTTCGTCCCTTCCTTTTTCAGGACACGGGCCTGGATGGCTTTGGGAATGGCGCCCTTGAACGTGTAGGGTTTGCCCGAAGGAAGGACGCCTGGGCCAACCTTGTTCAATCCCTGACTGTTTGCCTGACTCTGGGCCTCATCACGAACAACGTTGCCCATGGCCGCAACCGCGCCACGGGCCGTTTCGTTCTTCATGGCGTTGTCTAGTTCGGCCAGGCGGTAGGCCAGTTCGCGGGCGCCCTTCAGTTTGATTGTGCCGTTCATGCCATCTTCGCTCCGAAGGCCGCCGCGATTTGGTCCGGTGACATAGTGCCAAGGTCTGCCGCCGGTTCCGCGCCTTCCTCCGCTTTCAGTCGGAAGAACGCGTCCCATTCCATCATGTCCGCCATCGTCATTTCCCTTGCGAGTTCGCGGGGCGTCTTGTGAAGAACCAACGCCAACTCCAACAGGAAACGCCGTTCAGGGCGGATCACTTTTTGGACTTTCCCACCGCCGCCAATCCATTGATTTCAGTGGCGATGGGAAGGAGTCGCTCAATGTCGCGGAAGACGGACGCGCCCATGGCCATCAAGTTGTCATAGCCAATGGGCTTCCCGTTGACGAACATGGCGGAACCCAAAAGACGAAACGCGAATTCGTGCATCTGTCCGGTTTCCGTCAAGGGAAACAAGGGAAGCAACTGCTCCATAGTCACTTCCCTGATTTCCACGTCCGCCCCAAACTTTGGGGCGTCCACTTTCTTCCTCCCGAATTCCATGGCTTAGGCTCCGATGATGTAAAGGGGTTCCGCGTTGATCACCGCTTCACCGTCAAAGGCCGCCGCCGCGTTGGCTTCAAAGGTTTCCGTGAAGCCGGTGGCGGTGATTTGCATGATGATGGTGCCAATGCCGTTGGGCAATGTTAGGCGCAACCAACGACGTTGGCCATCTGTGACGGCACGCCGAAATTCGTTGTATGCGTCGGACGCGTAGTCCACAAAACCCTTCAACTTCAGGTTGCCTGGGACGGCCTGGCCCGCGAGGCTTTCGGCGCCACAGAACGTGGTCACGTCAATGGCCTGGGCCGCCGGAACCTGGCGTTCCAAAGACTTCAGGCAAAACACGTCACCCATGATGACCGTCATTGTGCCGCCCGTCAGGGTTTCGCCCGTTGTGTCGGCGGCGCCGATGGTCACGGTGTAGGTGTCGCCAGCCGCCAGGGTGTCAACGCCGCTATAGCCCACATCGCTTTGAGGCGGCGGCGGGGCCGGGACAAGTTCCACAGAACTGACCAGGTAGGCTTTGCCATCAAGTGTGGCCGAACCCGTGGCGCTGAACGTCACCATGTCGCCAGCAGCAAGAACCGGCGGTTCGTCGCCCGCGATGGTCAACGTGGTGGGTTTGCCAGCCGTGATGGCCTGGATGGTGATGGGGGTTGCCGGGTTTTCTTTGCTCTCAAGAGAGCAATCAATACCGTTGCCGGTGAACTTCATTTTGTCGCCTCCGTGAGAGCGGGTTGATAGTCTGAAACGCGCCACTGTTGCATGACGCGCCACGCTTTCGAGAACTCGTCAAACTGAACACTTTCGTTTTCCAGTGACGGGACCGAAACGTCTTGTGCAAGAACGGCGCGGGCCTGGTCCGCCAACGCGGTGGCCGCCGCCGCCCCTGAATTGTAAATGTCCACCTGGACTGTTGCCTGGCACACTGTTGTGTCTGTTCCGCAAAGAGTCGAAAGCCAACTCGTTGCAATTCTATTCAACACGATGACCGGCAAATCAATGGGGGCGTCATCCTGTTTTTGTGGCGCAGTGCCGAAATAAACAGGGACACCCAATTCTGTTTCCAAGGTGGCGATGAACTTGGCCTCAATCATCCGTGACTGACTCCATGCCTTGCCACCAAAGTTTCCTTCGTCCGCCTGGCGTCAGACAACACGGCGGTGATGTCGTAAATTCTTCCGGTCACCACTTCCACGGCACGCATACCGGCGGCCACGTCGCCACGGAACCGGATGATGATTTGGGTGGTAGCGTCCGCCACCACCTGGCCCGCCGCCACGAGTTCACGCCCTGACTGGTCGCGGATGTCCGCCCACACCACGGCATGTTCAACCCAGGCCGACACAGGGGCGCCCAGGGCGTCCTTGCCACCCTGTAGGCGTTCAATGCGAACCTGGTAATGAAGGGCGCCGGTCCGCATGGTCAAACACCCAGGACCACGTTTCGGTAGGGCGCCAGCAACATTTCCGCCGCCATGGGTATGCGCCCGAAGGCACCAGGCGCCGCGAACTCGCGGTTTTCGTAAAGGTGGGCCGCCGTCACCAGGACGGCCTGAAGGATCACGGGGTCAATGTCATCAACCACCGTGGCGCCCGCCGTGAAGTTGACCGGCGCCGCGTCCAGGACGCCAACGGCAATCAACCCGTAGGGGTTATGGGCGGCGCCTGTGTGGATCACGTCCGCGTCCTGGCCGTCCACCGTGGCGGTGACGATCGGACCAGGGAAGACCTGAAGGGTGCCGGGTTCGGAACAGGAAATGGTCCATTCATGGACTTGGTTGGCAATAGCGATGCCCGCCGCCTCTTCAATGATGCCGATGGCCGCCGCCGTGTAGGTCTTGACCAACTGGTCCTCCGCGTCCGTCGCCAGGCGAAGGTGGGCCTTCACCAGGGGGGACAACATGTCCGCCGCCGCGCCGATGTCATAGGACAGGCGGCGGCGCCGAACGTTGGTCAGGTCACGGATGGCCGGAAACAAGGTGTTCATTCGCCCAACCCTTTCACGCGGAGCCAGGCCGAACCCGTGCCAGGCGGTGACGTGGTGTCATCCAGGGCCACAAACAGTTTGCCGTCATGGTGGACCAGGGAACCGGACTCGATCAGGCGCCCGTCACGCCAGGCCCGCAAATCTTCCAACAGACTGGGGCCGTGGGCGCCGTCCAGTCCCTTTTCACCACGCGGTCCCTGTTCGCCCTTGGTGCCCTTGGAACCACGTTGGACGAACAATTCCCAACCGGCGCCAGGGAAGGCGCCAGGGTCATCCTTTAGGGCCACGAACCTGGAACCGTTTTCCAGGACTAGATCACCCTTGGAATAGGTTTCGCCCGCCTGGTAAAGGCCACGGACGCGGAACCCTTCGCCCTGGGCGCCGCGCATGTCGGCCAGTTCGGTGACGGTTTCCGATGTGCGGATGATGAACACACTGTCACCACCCTTTGTGACTTCGGCCACGCCGTCCGCCAACAGGGTCCAGTCACCACCAACACGCGGTTCGTCCGCCGTCTTCCTGGTGGCCACCCAGGTGCCGCCACGATGGTGGACGGCCTCGCCCTGGTAGTAGGTCCGTTCCCGCCAGTCGGTCGGCACCGGCAACGCCAGGGCGGCGCCACGGATGTCCTGGACGGCCTGGTCAACGGCACGTTGGATTTCGCGTTGGACTTCGGCCCGCGCTTCCTGGCGAACAGACTCCAGACGTTCGGCATGGGCCGCCCTTTCTTCCAGGATGGTGACCTGGTGGGCGTCAACACGCTTTTGAAGTTCGGCCAACTGTTCGGCCACCCGCGCTTCAATCAAGCCGGTGGCCTCCGCGATGCCCGCCGCAATCAACTGGGGAAGTTCGTGGGTCATGCGGTGGCCCTCATCATGGCCCGAACCGCCGCCCGCACATCGTCCGTGGAATAGGATTTGGCGGGCGGTTCGTCCTTCGGTGCCGGTGCCGGTAGGGCGGGCGCCGGGGGTGGTTCGGGTGGGTTCTTCAGGTTTTCAAGTTCGGCCTCCACCATTTCGGCGGTCAGGTCGATGGGTTGCATTTGCGCTTGCATGTAGGCGCGGTCACCGCCGTCAATCGGCGGTAGGTCTTCAATGTTGCGGACTTCATTGGGCGTCAGGATGCCGGACTGAAGGGCCTTGGCGTAGGCGTCAAAGCGGTCCTTTGTTTCGGCCCGCATGAGTCCGCCTTCAACGTCAAATTCCACATATTCAGTGGCGCCCAGGCGGAAGAACTTTTCCAGGGCGTCTTCCAGGTGTTCCAGGTAGAAACCAAGGGTGGACACAACGAACGAACGCTGGAGTGTTTCGACGTTGTGGAATGACGCCTTTTCCAGGTCGCCAATCATCCACAGTGGCACGCGATAAACGCGGGCCACGTCATGGACGCCCATTTTGTATTGTTCCACCAGGGCCGCGTCCTGGGCGGAAATGGTCAGGGGTTGCCAGGACACGTCATTGTCCAAAACGGCGGTTCTGCCCATGAAGTTGGCGGACGTGCCTTGTTCCCATTGGGCCTTCAGTCGGGCCGCCGCGTCAGGGTTCAAGGGCTTTGGCGTCTTCAGGATGCCGCCAGGGCGGGACATGTTCGTGAAGAACGCCGCCGTGTTTTTCTGGATGGCGTCCGCGCCAGCAAGGGCCGCCGCACAGGCAACCAGGGGGGACACGCCAATCAACCAATGGCTTAGGCAATGAAGGCGGATGTGAAGGACATCACGCGCCGGGACCATGTTTTCCAACAGGTCGGGCGTCAGTTCGTTGGCCGCGTTTCCGCCCACCTGATAAAACACAGAACCGTCAGGCGCGACATAGGGCGCAATGGAACCATGGGGGCGCGGGTGCAACGCAACCACCGCGCCACGTCCATCACGTTCAGCAATGGCGTAGGCGTTCCCGCCCAGGAGCAAGTTGCCCATCATGTAAAGCCAAAAGTCTGAACGAGTCTGGTATTCATTCGGATTGCGAAGAACCGCCGCAACCGTTCCGTTCACAAGTTCACGGCCACCGTCTGGGTTCTGTTTCCAGTGGCGGATGTCGAACTTGGCAATTTCCTGGGAAATGACCGACACGCACGCATAGACGGCGGAATTCGTCATAGCTTCGCGGGCGGACGGCTTGTCAAAACCACGCTGCCACCAGTTGGTCATTGCGCTTTCACGGGGGAAGAAAAGATTTCCGCCGTTCGGAACGGCCTTCGTCCTAGTGAAGACCGACATGGCTTTGTTCAGGATGTTCATTCCGCCGCGCTCATCATTCGGTCTTTGTAATAGGATTTAGGTGGCCGCCCACGCTTGCCATAAGGCTTTTCAAGTTCGGCGGGTGGGGCCGCCGGGAGGACCGACCCACCCGCCGCTTCCAGCCAACCGCGACGGAGTAGGGACTCCGCCGCGCCTGGTGAAAGTTCGATGATATGACCAGGCGCCACCCGCGCCCGGCCATACATGAACCCCTGTTTTGCGACGTATCGCACAGGGCGGGCCTTAGCCCGCCGCCGCCGACCAAGCCACGCCAGAAAGAACCTGAACACCGGCGTTCTGACGGATGTTCCAGTCCAGGCGATAGCGAAGGCGAAGGGCCACAGAGTCCGTCTGCCAAAGCGAACGGACGGGTGTGGCGCTGCCGATGTCACTGGCCGGGGTGGAGTCTTCAACGTGAAGGACTGCCTCTTCCGACATGTCAATGACCGGCGCCAGGTCTTCGGCCACCACGACGGTGTCCGCGTCAACCAGGAACACCTTGTCCGCCGGAACCGAAGTGGAAGCGAGAATGGGGAACCCGTTAAGGGTGCCGCCAGCAACTTCCGAACGGAAGGCATACGAACCAAGGCCGTCACGAACCCACATAAGGGCGTTCACGTTGACCGGGTTCATAATCCACACCGGACGGTTCATAGGAACGTTGGCGTTCAGCATGTCGGCCATCAACGCGGCCAGGTCTGTCGTGATGTCCGCGAGTGTTGGGCCAGCCGAAGTTGTCGGCGCGGCGTCATACACCTGAAGGCCACCAGGACGCGAAGACGAGTTGACGGTGTTGTCCAGGAAGCAAGTGTCCAAATAGGTCGCCGTTGAACGGATCATGTCATCACGGATGATGGCCTCCACCGCCGGGGACGAATGGGACAGGAGTTCGTTGGTCACACCAACGATGACGGCCATCTTTTTGGGCGTCAGGTTGATGGAGTCGAACGCCAGTTTCTTCACCGGAATGGCGGCGCCTTCACCCACCCATGTGCCCGATGCGCCAGCCGTCTGACGCGGGATCACGATGGACGAATTGCCGTCAAAGTTCATGCGGCGGGCCGGGACGCGGGCGAACACCGACGCCGGACGCAACATGTCAATGAACTCTTCCGATGCCTGACGAATGGTGGTCAGGGGCTTTGCAAAGGCGTTGTCACCCGTGGTGCCAAGGGCCGACGCGGCCCGTTCAAGGGCGCCCTTCGGCATACGCAACACCGACGCGAGTTCTTCGTCGCCAAGGTGTGACTTGGCATATTCCGCCGCTGCAAAGTGATTGCCCTGGTTCATGTAAAGGGCATGGGCAAGACGCGCGAAGAATGTTCCCTTTTCACGGCGGACACCGCCCACCTGAATGGAAGCCTTCGGGCTTTCGACAACAACCGGCGCGGCCTTGGTGGCAACCAACTTTTCAGTGGCGCGAAGGTCATCAAGGCGCGAGTCAAGGTCCGTGATGGACTTTTTCAGGTCCGCAAACGTGCCCTTTTCGTCATCGTTAAGACCACGGGCTTCGCCTTCGGCCTTGCCAACCATGTCTTCCATGGCCTTCACTTTAGCGGTCCGCTGTTCTTCCAGGGCCGCGATCTGCTTTGCAATCATAGGTTCCTCCATAGGATTGCGTTGATGGAATGGCCAATGTTGGCCAATAATTCAGACGCGACCACGCGCCAGTAGCACATCAACCGCCGCCTTTTCCCACGCCAAGGGGTCCGCCTGGACCTGGTGGGCAAAGGTGCGGGTGATTTCGTCACTGGTGAAGTCAAACGCCTTCGCAACCGCCAACGCCGATGGGTTGGCAGGAACCGAAACAACGCTGATTTCCAACAGTTCGGATTTCGTGAATAGGTAGCCGCCGGACTTTTCCATGGGCTTGGCTTCCAGGGCGCGGAAGCCAACCGAAACGGCCTTGATGAAACCGGCGCGGACCATGCGGGCGATTTTTGCCGCGAAGGGTGACACCGACTCGTCCATGAACTCGATGTCCGCCACCAACTTGTCGCCCTTCAGGGAAACGTCAACGGCGCGGCCAATGGGTTCGTTGTGATTGTGGTTGAACAGGATGACGGGGTTGGACTTGAACGAACCAAGTTGCCATCCCTTCGGGTCAATCACGTCACCCATGCGGTCCACGGTGGCGTCGGACGCCACGAACGTGAACGTTTTGTCCGTTGACTGTTCAAGGACGGCGGAAGCGGAACGCGTTTCCATGATCAAACCGCCTCGCCAGGTTCAGTGGCCGGTGCCTCCGGTTCGGTGGGGGGTGCCGGTGGTTCAACCGGCGCCGTGCCGCCCGCAAGAATGGCCGCGCACTGTTCAAGGGTCGGGTTTAGGTAGCCGTGTTTTTGCATCTGCTCTTGCAAGTCGGCGGCGCTCTTGCCGCCACCTTCCTCCACAACAAGCTCAACAAACCTTTTGTCAATCGTGGAAAGGCCCAGGATTTGGATGATGCCCTGGAGAATGTTGGACTGAATGGACATGGCCGCCTCGCAAATAACGCGTTCCCCTATCGCCAGCAAATCACCGATTTTTTGTCAACTCTGGTTGCACTATATCACCAGCAATTCACCGCGCCCGGTCATTCCTTCGGTTTCAACTTCACACAGGATGCCAGCCGCCGCCATCAAAGACGCCACCGCCGCGTCAATGCGCCCGTAGGACTTGCCCTTGTTCAGTTTCCGATTTCCAGCCGGGTCTTGATCCACCACGGAATTGGCGACACACCACCTCAACACAGGATGATCACCGTGCCGGAGTCTGGCTTCCAGGGCGGCGCCTTCAAACGCCTCCAGGGCCGGTGACATGTCCTTGTAGCCCTGGCCGAACGGGACCAGTGGCAAGGCAACGCCCTGGCGGTCCATGGCCGATGACAGAACGTCCAGGCGCCACCGGTCAAACCGACACGCGGACACCCACATGCCCTGGGTCACTTCCGCGATGTCATTGGCCACCCAGTCATAGTCAATGGCCGAACCGGGTGTGGTGCGGAGAAACCCGTCACGGACCCAGGCGTCATACGGCGCCCGGTCACGGGCCGAACGTTCCAACAAGGTGTCCTGGGGCGTCCACACATGCGGCCACAGGTGGACCAGGCCGTCATCGTCCCTGGCGGCCAGGACCAGGGCCGTCAAGTCGGTCCTGGCCGACAAGTCCAGGCCGCCGAACACGGGGCGCCCGTCCGTGAAAATGTCCGTGTTGATGGGACCGGCGCATGAATTCCACACGCCAGGCGTCAGGAAGGGCGCCTCAGTGGACACACGCGTGTTCAGGATCAGGGAACGGAAGGAAGACTCAAAAGACGGAAGCCGCTTTGCCTGTTTGGCCTGTTCGCGCACATCGTCAATGGAACGGAACACGGCCAGGGCGGGGTTGGCCTGGCGCCAGGCGTTTTCATCTTCCAGGTCCGCGTCATCGTCCGCCGCGTAAAGGTGGCACACCACCCGTTCGTCCTGGTGTTTGGTCGCGTCATCCAACCACACGGACAACAGGTCCATAGACGTGGCCGCCTGGGTGGAAATGCAAATGAACAATGGGTCTTCATGGGCGCCCTGGGACGTTTCCAAGGCTTCAATGAACGAGTCCTGGGGGCCTTTGATTTGGCCCGTTTCGTCCGCCAGGATGATGCGGGGTGACAGGCCGTGGGCCGTCGAACCTTCCGCCGCTAGGGCCTTATATTCAACGCCCGTGGTCAAGCCAACCAGGCGGCGGCCCGATGGGACCACGCGGATGACCTGGGACAGGCGCGGTGACTGGGTGATGATTTTTGACGCCAGGTTGAAAACCAGTGACGCCTGGTCACGCGACAGGGCGCCTGACACGATTTGGGTGTTGCGCCGCGCCAGGGGGCCGACGATTGCCGCAATGAGTAGGGCCGCACATAGGGCCGTCTTGCCGTTCTTGCGGCCCAGGGACAGGTAGGCGCGGCGGGTGCCCGCCGGGTTGTCGAACACGGAACGGACGAACGCCTCCTGGAACGGCAACAGTTGGATTTTCTGGCCCACGAATTTGCCTTCCGGCACCGGCAAGCCTTCACAGAAACGCATGACGCGTTCCGCCTGGGTCAGGTCTTCCAGGGGAAGGTCACGCCAGGGGCGCATGTCGGGGATGGGGCCGGACTTGATGGCCCGGCGGATGATGGGGTCCAGTTCAGTCATCAATCACCAGAAATTCCACGCCCGCTTCCTGAAACATGGTTTTGGCCCAGGCGAACGTGTCGGGGTCCATGGATGTCTTGCCGTTCCTGGTCACCACCGTGGACACGCCCGCGTTGATCAGGGCACCGGCACAGGCCGAACAACACGGGTGGGTCACATAGACCGTGGACCCTGCCAGGACGGACCTGGCCGCGTTCGCCACTAGGTTCTGTTCGGCATGGGCGGTCACCCAGTATTTCGTGGGCCGTTCCAGGCGGGCGGGGTCATCCGCCACGCCACGGGGCAATCCGTTGTAGCCGGTGCCCAGGATTTTCCTGGACGAGTCCACGGCCACGGCGCCCACCTTTGTGGTGTCCTTTGACCAGGTGGCCACCATGGCCGCCAGGTCCAGGAAACGGTCACGCCAATTCGTCATAGGTCCAACGCCGCCTGGTTCAGGCCAGGAAGTGGTGGCGCCACGAACAGGTCGGGTTGCCGTATGGCTTCGGCCACGCGACGGCACGCCACGTCAAAATAGCCGGGATCAATTTCGACACCCACAAACCGCTTGCCCATCTTCACCGCCGCCACGCCTGTGGTGCCAGAACCCATGAACGGGTCCAGGATCACGTCAGAGTCCGCCGGAAGGTGGGACAGACACCACCGCATGACTTCCACCGGTTTCTGTGTCGGGTGGACCTTGCCGCCGTCCATGTTCATGGGTCGAAACACAATCCGGCGGGCCACCATGTCCAGGTTGGACCAGGCCATCTCAAAGTCCGCGAAGTCACGGCCCGCGTTGTTCTTGTCCCACACCAGGGGCGCCCTAGTCGGTGGCAGGTCAAAATAGTTTCCGCCCCAAATGATGGACGGCACACCCATGGCCACAATCCAGGACACGTCCGCCGGTGCATCGTCCCAGGTCTTGCCTCCCATGCCGCGTGAACGCGCCAGGCGGGCGGACCTGGTGATGCCGATGCCGTAGGGCGGATCAGTCACCACCGCGTCAACCTGGCCGACCAGGGGCGCGATGTCCCGACAGTCGCCCAGGTAAAGGGTCACGCCTTCCGCGATGTGTTCCACACGGGTGGTCATTGCATCGCCAGGAGTCGGTCAAAGTCATCCTGGCCGCTTTGGATGGCCGCGACCATGGCCACCGCTTCGCGTTCCGCGTTCCGCTTCGGAACCACCAGGCCGGGTTCGGTCCCTTCCGCCGCCGGGTGGATGCGGAGTTGGCGCTGCAACAGAACAACGCGCCGCATGAGTTTCTCCACCAGGTCAATCCGTGGGTTCACCACAGGCTTGCCCTTGACGTGGAACATGGACGGTTCTTCGGCCAGGGTCCGCCGTTCTCGCGCCAGGTCAACCAGGGTCAGGGTCAGTTCATACGCAATTCGGGGCTGGATGCCGTGCCATTCGTCCTTCGCCCTGGCGCCCATGATTTCGTCCCAAACCACCTGGCCCAGGTCACACAATGGGCCTGGCGGTTCAATTTTGGTCAGGGCGTTGGCGTAGGTCTGAACTTGGCCTTCAATGGAAGTCACGGGGGTCTTGCGGGTCATTTTACCAATTCCCATTGATTTTTGAC